TTCCGCAGTCGGTAGCTATTGAGTTCGGTCATCGGGCTGACTCGGCCATGAACTGCTGTGTTGCAGTTGACAGAGTGGTCAGCCGCGCCATGCGTCTCTCCTCCCATCGCAGTTGGCGAGACACGTTCAGTTCAGAACCGTCTGGCATTGGTGGGGCCTCCGAGATTATCGCCAGACATTCGTCTGCCTCCTGGCATGCCGCCTGGGCCTCAGCAAGCGCCACAGCCAGTTCTGCAGCCTTCAGGACAGCCACAGCGGTTTTTGCCGCACACTCGGCCAGCAGGTCATTCAAAGTCGTTTCGTCGCTCATTCTCTCGTTCCTTCAGTAGAGCAGTGGTGGCGTGATAAACCGCCGGGGAATTCAGGGCCAGTTCAAACGCTGTCGGTTGTCGTGGCATGGGTGCCCGTTCGTCCATCCGATCGAACACCAGCAGGCCGATGAACGCATAGAAAGCAAGTCGCAATTGGCTGCGAAACTCTCGGCGCCGAATCGCTGCAGTGAACACGAACAGCAGGCCAGCGAGCAGGATTAGGAAATCAAGTTGCATGTCAGTTGCTCCAGTTCAGTAGGCAGTAGGCCACAATCATGGCAATGATGATGAGGAACAACTGCCGGCCGGTCAGCTTGTCCACCACCCGCTCCAACACCGTCCACCGGTTTTTCCGGGGGGGATAGTCGTGCCCATTGATTCGATTGCGTGGCCCTGGTGGTCCCTCAGTATTGGGCAGACCTTCTGGCTGCCGATCAGATTGGGTAGTCATCGGGGATGTCCATTTCATCTCTGGTGATTAGCCAGCTGCAGGGAGCTTGGATTCCCTGTAGTTGGCGACTTTTTCGAAGTTATGCGGTCCACGTTTTGTGGGTGCTTGCGATATCCTCCCTAGTGGGTTCTTCAATGAACCACTCCCAATTGCGGCCGGCTGCAGCACCCCGAATGCTGCGGCTGGCTTCTTTCATTTTGCCGCCACCTGCTCCCGTAGTTGTGCCAACTGGCTAACCAACTCGCTGGCAGCTTTGTGCCCGTCCTGCGCTGTCTTGGCTGACCTTTCAGAGACTGTGTTCATCATCTGTGACCACTCGTTCCGCTCGTCTCTGTGCTGCGATTCCAACGCGGTAATTCGATCGAACATCCGCTCCCGCTCCTCGGCGTTTTCTTTCGCCATTTTGGGGTCACGAACGACAATCAGATACCACGCCAACCCCGCGAATCCGAGCGAGCTTCCGACCTGAATTAAGGACACGGGGTCCGTTGTTGCCAGCATGTTCATGTGTGCCTCTCCATGCATGTGTCAAAAAGCGGCGGCCGCCTCCCGAATTGATTATGACGCCGCCGCCAGGTCGTCTATGACGGTCCTGTATTTGTGTGGCTATTCAGGCTGGTTCTTACTCCACAGGATGTTTCCTGGGTCGTCCCCGTCCAGCGTGCCCTCGTTCAGGTCCACGCCGCTTGATGCTCGCCGGTAGACCCCGCTGCCCAAGTCCTGGAATGGCCCGATGATTGGCGTTTCTGGGCCACCACCTGTAACCGCACGGCTCAGGTCGCCAGACGCGCCCGTGTAGACTGCTGGCAATGCTGTGGCATCACTCCACGCCATGGTGCTGTCCAACTGATAGGAGTTGTTCGGGCCCACCGCACTGGCAACCTCCTCAATGGAAAACGTCAGCACCAGCGGATTGCCGAACGTGCCACCAGAACTGCGGGCCACGACACACCAACGCTCTGTAATGGCGGACGTTATTCTGATGCCCAGCTTGACGCTGTGGTTGCTGGCTGCCCCGCCAGAGTCTCCGAGCCACTCAAGGCTGCTGAAGTAGTAAACCGTCTCCACGATCGTCAGGGCCACTGTCGGCCCGTACGCAACCTGCGTGGCTGAATTGGTCGCGTGCACGTCATCGAGGTCCGCCGGGATGGTGTAGCTGGTCGTTCCCAGGTTGTGCGTGTGCGTGGTGGTTGAATCACGCGTCTGCCCCTCCTCGCAGGGGTTGTCCTCCATAATCCACGCGATGGGTCCGGGGTTCTCTGCGGTGAAACTGGCCAGGTCTGTGTTCGTCCACTGTGCCCCGGATATCAGCGAGGCGTTATCAAACGTCAGGTTTGACCCACTGATTGTGTACGCAAACGGGTCCCCGCTGGCCCACACTCCGTTCCCCAGCACATTGGTGGTGGGATACGTCAGGTTCGCGCTGCCCGTCCAGCTGGGCAGGCTGGACCAGTACACCTGCGAGCTGTTTGGGGTCCACGTCGTGCGGCAGCTGTTCGATGGGGCAGCCACTGGCGTGACGCACATGTCACACGTGTTGGCGCTGGTTCTGCCGCCAATCGCGAGGCGTGGCTCGAAGGTGTTCGTGCAGTGAGCGCGAAAGATATCGCCTTTGCGGAGTTCATATTCAATGTGTGGCATTATGGAAACGGCACGTAAATGTTGCCGGTCGCGTCAAAGTCCACGCGAATCACGACAGGGTCTGTGGTTGAGGTCCAGTCCATGTAGGCACTGCCAGTGACTGTCGTGGGCACTGATATTTCGTCGTTATCGTTGCGCCAGTCCACGTCTGAGGTTGTCAGCGTGTACTCCCACCGCTCATCCGTGGAGTCCCATGAGAACTGATAAGACCCAGCCTTTACCCGGATGTGGCCGTTGTCATTGCTGGCACGTGCCCACGCTGATGTGGAGAGCGGAATGGTCCAATGACGCATCGTCAGAAAACCGCCGGGATGCTGCAGGTTGGGTTCCTCGCAGACACAGGTGCAGCAGCAGGATGAACCGCCTGTGGTGCCTCCCGATTTGCCCTGCCATCGCCCGGGGAACAACTGACCGCCGCGCAGTCGCCGCATGTACTCGCGGACGTAGCGTTTGACCTCCTCCATGCCTTTCCGGTCAAACGTGTGCAGTTCCTTTGTCATCAGGAAACCCCCGGCATAACGGTCAGGTCCTGCTCCTCGTAGATTTCAAAGTCGAGGAACACAGCCGTAGTGGGACCGGGATTTGACAACTCACCACCCGACCCGTCCAGCAGCACTGGCTGACTCACTTCGCTGTCATTGCCGTCCTGGATGTTGTTGCGGTCGCTGCCACTGATTGACCGGAACCCAGCGTCAAGTGGCTTCAGTCTCCAGCCCTCTTTCTTGATGTGCAGTTCAAAGGACAGGGGGTAGAACGTGGTGGAATCCCGCTTTTCCCGCTCGCCGATCGTAAGCCGCTGCAGTTTGGCAAGCCCCGCCCCAATCGCCAGACCACCCACCGTGATGGCTGTGCTGTTGACCGCGTTCTGCAGAGTGATGACCCACGTGGGCACGCTGGTCACGTTCGCCCGAATCTTCGCAATCAGATAGGCCGCATCCCGTGTGGGCACAGGGTCAATGAAGTAGTCTCCCGCACTGTTGACGATGCCCTCGCCATCCACGTCCTCAAACAGGGCCTCCTGATAGATTTCAGAGTCCCACGAGACCAGCACCTCATCATTCGATGGGTCGCTGTTCAGGTCCCGCTCCGTGGTGTAGGTGGCGGTTACATGCCAGAGGGTGTCTGTGCTGTCTGCCTGTGCGTAACTGATTTCGTTTGCGTAGGCGTTGGCATTTGCTGGGTGGGCCTCGGCATAGACTGGCAAACCGGACGCCCCTGCCACGATGTTTTCGCGGTCCAGCTTGTTGTCTGTCTTCACCAGCCACGTGCGCGAGTAGGTCCAGTTCCCCCCAGAAAATCTGGCGGTTCGCATGCCTCCCAATTCGCTCGCGTTCCCAATGACCGCCATGTCTAAATCCCGTGCATGATGATGGTGGGCTGGAATCCGCCGTTCTCAGCAATCTTTTTCAGCAGTGCGTTTCGCTGCTTGTCCATTGCCTTTTTCTGCTGCTCGCCCGCTTTGAAGATTTGCGACAGGGCTGCCGCCGAACCCTGCGTGGCAATCCCAGCAGACCCGCCACCACCGCCGCTGGAACCCCCACCGGCCGCCGTGTCGTTGCCCAGGCTGCCCTGTGCCTCGGGGTCAAATTGGGACGTGTCAAACTGCTTCAGTTCCTGCGTCGGTATCTTCCCCGTGATGGAGTCCAGCGAGGCCAGATTGTCCCCAATGGCATCACTCAGGCTGGTGCCCAGTTTGCCGCCCAGCGAGTCCACGTCAGTCTGCAGGTTCTTCTCTAGTTGGCTGATGGCCCTGTCTGGCACGTTCGGCAGTTCTGCGACGGTGTTCTTGAATCCATCCAGCAACGGGGTCCATGTGAACGCCAGACCGTCAGACTCGCCCGTGATGTAGTCCAGAATCGACCGCCACGCGTTTCGGATGTTCTTGCCCAGGTTGATGAACCCGGTGCTGACGAAATCAAAGGCCGTGAAGAACACGGACTGCCAGTTGTCACCAAACCACGTGAGATAAGCCGGCAGCGTTGCCGTAAAGAAGTGCGAAACCTCCCCATAGAACTTCACACCCGCCAGCGCTACCGACTTGAACGCAAGTTCCGCCACCGACTTCCAGTTCTCAAACGCCCACTGCCCCACGGCATACATCACCGTGAATGCCTGCGATGCCACAGTGCGGAACTCCGTGAACTTGTCCGCGATGAACTCAATGACCGGGGCGGATACGATGGCCAGTTCCTGGAACCCGCCGATGATGACCTTCTGGGCGCGGTTGATGGCATCGTTAGCCGCTTCCACGGCCGCCAGTTCCTCCCGTGTGTGGTTCATGTTCAGGCTGTCAGCCGTTGCCTGGAACTGCTGCAGGCCCTCTGAGCCGTTCGCCAGCGTGTTGGCCAGCCCCACACCCTCACGGCCAAACAGATTGAATGCCAGCCGCACACGGTCACTCTGGTTGGTCACTCCCTGCATGGCGTCTGCAATGCGTTCCATGGCCACGTCTGGGGACAACTGATTCAGTGCATTTGCGCTCAGACCCAGTTCCTGCAGTGACTTCACCGCCGGCCCCGTGCCCGTTGCTGCCTCGGATATCCGCCGCGTCATCGCTTGCATGGCATTGATGCCGGATTCCGCCGACACGCCCGTCTGCTCAAATGCCAACTGCAGCCCGCCCATCCGATCGGCCGCGATGCCTAACTTGTCCGCGTTCTTTGCCATTTTGTCGAGGTCATCGAACTGGGACGCAGCACCAGCCGCAGCTGTGCCAATGCCAGCAAGGGCCACACCACTGGCAAACTTCGCCACACGGCCCACAGACTTGCGAAAGGCTGCCAAACGGCTTTCTGACCGCTTCATGCCCTTCTCAAAGTTCTGCGTGTTGCCCTTCAGATTGACAACCAAATCACCGAGTGTTGCCACCAGCCAATCCCCTCAAAAATGCCCTCGCTCCAGCGTTGTCCGCTTTCTGCTTGTGGTATCTCAGCCACGGCATGAAGTCTTCCGGCTTCAGTTCACCGTCCGTGTTCAATGCTCCGTAGAGGTACCACCCGATGAGTCCCAGCATTTGCGACTGGTAGCCCACCGGCTCAATCATGTCCTTTGCCGCCCACTCATCGAATTGCCTGACCGTCATTGACTCCAGCATGCCGTCCACATCCGTGGTGCCTTCCACATGCTCTGCCAGCCGCATCGCTAGCCAGCGTCTGGAGTCTCGCCGGAGTTTTTTGCCATGTTCTCGATGTCATTGTCAGTCATGCCACACAACTCCTGTGCCACGTTGACAATGCGCTCCACGACCGCCGCTGACTGTGCCCCAATAGCCACCACATCCTCTTGCGTGAACAATGGGGCGCCGTTCTCGTCGACACATGCCCACACCACCAGATGCTGGCGGATTTCATCCATCATGGCCTGGTTTCGTTTGCCAGTCTTCGTCTGGAACTGCTTGTCAAATTTGTTCCGTTCGTTGGCCGTCATGCCTCGGACGGTCACAAACGCATCCAGTTCCGGCAGTTCCACGCGCTCTGTCGGCACCTCCGCCGGTTTCAGGAACGCCTCACGTGTCAGGGCTTTTGTCATTCGTCATCATCCTCCTGGTAGTTCGGCCCCGGGATGTCCTCGCCGTGTTCGTCGTATCCCAGGATTTCGCCGTTCTCGTATCGGTCATAGTCTTCTGGCTGGATGCCTTTTGAGAACATGGCCTGCCGCCGCTGTGCCTCCTTCATCTGTGCAGGTGTCATGGCCACACGCTGGGCACACTCCTCATCGGCTGGTTCCGCCACACCGAGTGCCACCAACTTGTAGGCCCGTGGGTCCTCAATGATGGACCCAACAGGCCACCAGCGTTTGCCGTCCTTCTCCACCATCTGCGGGTCATCCGGTGCACCCGGCGCCACACGCGATTCCACAACCAGTTTGACTTTCAATGGTCACTCCTATGTGGCGTAATCAAACAACTGGTCCAGCTTCAGTGACACGTCCGCACGCAGCACATCATTCTGTGACCCGGTGAAGTTCATGCCGATACCTGCCGCAGTGAATGTCCACTCTGTCGTGGCGTCATCCGCAAACGTCAGCGAGTAGTCCCGCTCAGCCGGTGTCGTCAGATCGTCCGTCAGTGCCTGGTGGCCCGCCAAAACGGGGTCGAAAATCAGGCTGAAATCGAATGAACCGCCCTCGGTGTATCCGGTGCGGTGGTATTCCTTGCCGGCACCCACGGTGTCCAGCGTTGTGGTCTCCACTGTTTCCGTTTCAGCACCGGACGTGGAGAACTCCACCACCTGCGCAACCGCTGTCAGGGTTGCCGCAATGTCCTGTTTGATAACGCTGCCCTTCACGACAATTCTGGCCATTGGTTTCCCCCTTTACGGCTCGTATTGCATTTGACAATCAACTGTGACGGTGTAGATGCCGCCATCATCCCCACTGGTAGGTGGCTCAAAGTCGAGGGTCTCACCGTTCAGGACCATGGCCCGCACTGTTGCTCCAGCTATGGTCCCTGTGTACCCCCGTAACGCTGTCCTGACTGCCTCTGCCAGCGCATCCGCTGCGGTGCTGCTTTCGGCTTTGCAGTCCACGTCATACTCCACGAATCGCAGACCAAACGTGTTGTCCATTGTCTCCAGTTCGTCCGACTGCAGGTCTGTGATGACGATGTAGGGCAGCTGTGCCGACTGCGGCGCCTTGCCAATGAATATGCGGCTGCCCGTGTATCCCGTGACAGGACCGTCCGCATTCAAAATGGCCACCATCGCCGCCCGCATCAGTACGCCTTACCTTTCGCCACTTCTTTCTGAATCTGTTTCCAGGTGTTCTCTTTAATCAGCCGCCGCATCGTGCTGCTGTTCTTCTGTGCGATGACCGAGACCGGCTTAACCTGTGCCGCCATGCGTCCCGTGAATCGCCTGGGGCCACCTTTGCGGCCCGTGTATCGTTGTTTCGTTCCCAACAGCAGCCAGTGGAGGTTGGATTCCTTCCTCCATTCTTTC